GATTTGGATGCCTCATTATGGGTTAATGAACCTGAGGCCATCTTTCGTCGTTTCAACGTCCATGTTGAGCAAATTGTCCGTCCCGAGTATCGGGAGGAAGATTCAGCTCGATTGGACACCAAGAAGATTCGCAAGTTTGGGAGCGATATGTTCCCCGATTATGGTCTTTTCCGTGTTTACAAGTGGATTCCTGATGATAAAGGAGGTTCCACTAAGATGGATAAGCAGATTAAGCAATCATTCCGAAAGAAGTACTTTTTCCATGAGGATAAGTGGCTTAGTGTTAAGGAATTGCTTGAGTTCTTGCGTGTTGAAGCGTTGGATCATTTTGAAGGCCAGAGGGCCTTCGTTGCGGGACAGCGTGCGAACGATAAGTTCGACATCTGTTCCACTTGCCATATGCCGGCACAGTTTTGCGAATGTGAGTCTTTGGACTCACAAGCTGGACTACCCGGTGTTCAACAAGTGCGAGATTGGTACCTCGCCCTCGAGGAACGTGTTTGCAGCCGTATTGATATGTGGTTGCGTGAGTTTTTCATGAGCCAGTCAGGTTTGCTCCTGGTTGGTTTTAGCTATCGTGCTACAATTATTGAATTGATGAAGAAGCATGTTGCTCAATTGATTACTGTGATCGTGATGGCAATTATTAATGAATTGCACGGAGCACGCTATGGAGCGTGCATCATGGTGTTTGCACTTTTTGTTTATTGTGCCTTCATTTACATGAAGGTTTTGTGCATGCGCCGCGAGATGATTGAGCGTTGGACTACGTGTCCGCGCCCATCTGTGTGGTTTGGAGAACTTTCTTGGGATACCAAGAAGAAGATCCTCTTTGCCTTCGGTGGTTTGTGGCTGTGGCGCTTATTGCGCACAGCAGCTTCCATGTATTTTGCTACTTTGAGTGTTAACCAGAGTGGTGAAAAGGATGGTACTAATCAAGGTTTTGAACGTAACGAATCCTCATATCAGAAGGATGAGACCCCATTTTGGGGCGATGTAGGTCGCCTCGTAAGAGAAGGTCGTAATAAGTTTAATCTTGAGCGCGGTTATGCCGCGTCCACCACCACTGCTGAGCGCATTATTGATGTTATCAAGAAGCGCCAGTGTGTAATCGAAAAGGAGGATGGTGAATTTTGCAATATTGTGCCACTTGAAAGTAATGTGTGGGTTATGCCTACACATGTGGTACCTAGCAAGCCTATGAAGGCTGTAATTCGCCGTCCTGCAGGAAATTTTGCCAACATTATGTTGGATCCTGCATCAACTGTCAAAGTTGTAGGAGACTTGAGTCTCTTTTACTTGCCGGAACTTGGAGATCAGAAGGATCTTTCCGGTTTCTTGCCTCTTGATGAGGTTGAGAATGACAAAAACATGGAGTGCAAGATGGTATTTCATGATGGAAGCAATATTAAAGTGAGTGAGAAGTTTCTCGCTACCTATGGTCGTGTTCGCACGACAGCAGGAGGTTCATTTAAGGGATTGAATTATTCATTCCCTATTGACACTTTCAACGGTTTGTGCATGGGCACGATCGTTGGCCTCGGTAAGAGGCAGCATATTGTAGGATTTCACCTGGCAGGTCGTAAGCGCCAGGGTGGTGCTGGTATTCTTACGGTGGCCGCATATGCGGCTGCCAAAAAGAAATTAATGGCCAGACCTTCAATTCTGTTTTCTCATTCTTCGACGCCTTTTGAAACTAAGATTCAAGACGTTGATGTGGGCCCTTTGCAGGCTCCACACGAGAAGTGCGTCACCAACAGTTTGAGTCTTGGAAGCAAGCTCAAGATTATTGGCGCACACAACCAGCCGTCTTCATCACCTAAGAGTAAGGTTGTTACTTCGCTTATTTCAGGCGCTGTGACATCCATTATGGGTATTGAGAAGATGCATGACAAGCCTAAGGGCATGTCAGATGTTCGCCATAAGGAGGTGGACATTGCTGGTAAGGTCGATACAGTTTATTTGGTTGATCAGGAACGCTTGGATAAAGCTTACCTGGACTATGCTACAACTGTTATGGCCGGC